CCCGGTCGAATACGTCCCTCGTCATGACATTGACGATACGGTTAATGTTGGTGACATAGTGCCAGTCGATGAAGATGTCGTTCAGCTCGTCGTCCGACAGCTCTTCCGCATCGGTCGCCTTGGCGCTCTTCTTGTCAAAGCCTTTGCGAAACGCCGACTCCACCATTTCGGGGATTTGCCGGATCGTGTCGCCCTTGTAGTCCGACGGGAAGAGAAGCGACATCGCCTTAATGATGCGTTCGGACTCCATCCCAAGGGCCACGAGAGCCCCCGCAAGGGACAGGGCGGGGTAATGCGACCCCTCGCCGTCAAGAAGGCTCTCGATGGTGCCCCCGTCCACGTCGAGACCCACTATCGTCTGAATGATTCGCAGGTCTTTGGGCTTGAGGATCGGCAGCTGGTCCAGCACGTTGAGGAGCGGACGACCGACCCATTCGTAAGGCTTGCCCGTCTTGCGATGGATACTTGGTGGAATGAAGGTGAAGCGCCCAAGCGACAGGAATTCGACCGCTGGCTGGTTCCTTCCGTGGATCATGAAGTTTCGGCTCTTCTTCATGTCCTTGTCGTCGCGCGGCACCTTGTAGAAAAGCCCGATGCCTTTCGAACCGAACCTTCCGCAAGGTGACGGGAACAGGTACTTGATGGCATTAACTAATGCCGGGTGATCCACGTCGAGGCATACGACACGATGGTCGGGATCATAGCTCTTGCCCATCGCCAGACCATAGGCTTGGGGCTTTCCAACTTGGTCCTCGATAGTTAGCCAACCAGCGATATCGGATTTCGAGGGGACGTTCGCACCATACTTTTGATGGCTGGACGGTGGGACGATCGACGTTCCGTTGAAGCGAACGGGGAACATCGAGAGGTTGGCTTGGGAATACTCCGAATATACGTCTGTCGTCTGGTTTATAATCTCTGTTGAAGTGGCCATTTAAATCTCTTCCGGTTAGGGTGTCCGTGCTTTAGCAGGGCGATGAGCCTACCACGATGCGCTGCTGACTGTCAATGGTGTAGTAGTTCTCCCCCGGAGAGGGGGGTCCATACTACTACTATGAAGGGGTGAGACTCAATGACTCCGAAAAGCAAATAGAAAACCTAACAAGAGGCGGTTAATAATCTTCGTTCACTCCGCATATCTGCCCGTCCCCTCTTTTCTTTCTTTCTATAGTACCCTAGTCCCCTCTCCTATTTTTTTCTTTTCTCCCCCAGAAAAAAAAAAAATAAAAACCAAACCAACCGTATATCAGACGACGACGGGACGGGCGTTTGTGCGGTTTAGGGGTGTGGTTAGCATGTGTTCTTGGTGGGTATTAAGAACAAAGAGCCACTAACCGGGCCTCGAATACAGTTCGACCCGCCTTTTGACGGGCGGGTCGATGCCTGGAATTCGTGGGATTAGGCGGCCTTCTTCTCCTCGCGCTCGCCCTTGAAGATGACCTTCTTGCCGTAGCGAATGTCGGTGCCCTTGGCGATCAGAGTGCGCACCTTCTTGGAGATGAGCATGCGCTTCATGCCATTGTTGCAGTTCATCCACTTGGCGGTCTCGATGCCGTTCGACTCTGCGAACGAGAGGAGGGCGACGACGTCGAGGCAGGGGCGCTTGCCAGAGAACTTCGACATGAAGGTCGAGGTCATCCAGCGGTCGATGGCGTCAGCGCAGCCCTGACCAGAGCCGCCCTGAGCCTTGCGCTCAGCGTAGGCCTTCTTGTAGCTCTCGCCCACGACGGAGGAGGGAAGAGCCTCTTCGTCCTCGACTTCGAGGTCCTGAATGTCGGTAAGTTCGAAGTCGTCCTCGTCGGCATCCTCAGCAGCAGCGATGGCGAGCGACTGCAAGCGGGCTGCTTCAACCAAAGCCTTGCGTTGGGCGACGTTGGCCGGTGAATTCATGTCGTCGGCCTTGGCCTTCTTGGCCTTGACTGGCTTCGCGATGATTGCGGTCGGATGGGTCAGGACTTCTTCCTCTTCGCCCTCGAAGAAAGCGTGAGCAAGGGGAGTAGCGAACAGGCGGCGGTTATCGATCTCGCCGTTTTCACCGATGTCGTAAGCGAAGTCCTTGTCGGTGGCCCTGCCCTTGATACCGGCCTTAACGTCGAGGAAGCCTTTGCGGATCAGGAACTTGATGGTGCGGGAATTGAAGTTCCCGGCGGGGACGATGTCGCCGTTGTTCATGGCCTTCGAGAGGACGACGAGCTGGGAGTCATTGAGCTTGATCATTTGGAATCTCCGAATCTTGAATCTAACCGGTCGTCATTGACCGTAAGAAGAGTAAATCATGGCGAAGAGGTGGCGTCAAGTTATGACGAAGAAGCGTCATTCACAGATTCGTGAGTTCGTGGGCACAGGCGATTAGTTCGGCGATGGCGTCGCCTTTGGTGCAGTAAGTCCGCATGTAGCTGTCGTGAGCGTATTCGTTCTTAGAAACGAGAAAGGTGTTCCAGAGACCGTTAGGGTACCTCTCGACGCGAACCTTAGCACCATTTTCGAAAGTGACGATGTAGATTCCGACGTTGATTTTGGTTGTGCGGTGTTTCATCTTAATCTCCTATCTAGGACGATCTTTTGTCTCGATCGTAAAAACAGTAAACCACGCTTCGGAAATCCCGTCAAGTTATGACGGAAAAGCGTCATTCACAGATTCGTGAGTGGTGCTCGGATACCAATACTTGCGCTTTTGGACGGCCTCAGATTAGAATGAGCTAAGAGAGGACTAAACGATATGGCAGCATTGCGCAACCCAAGCCAAGAGGCTTTTGCGCTCGCCATTGCGCGTGGCGGGGAAGTCTCAAAGTCTTATGCAGAAGTGTATCCCGGCGATCGCAAGTCGTCGACTCTTGCAGTGAAAGCTTCCCGTCTTCTTGCAAAGCCAGACGTTGCCAATCGAGTGGCCGAAATTCGGCAAGCGCTGGTTGTGAAGACCGAAATCACAGCGCAGCGCGTGTTGGAAGAGCTAGCGAAGATCGGCTTCGCAAATTACGGCGACTTCCTGACGGTCGATGAATTCGGAAGGTCGACTGTCGACATCAAGAAGCTCAGCAAAGACCAACTAGCCGCCATTTCCGAAATGGAAATCAACACGTCGGAAGACGGAAAGCAGCGCATCAAGGTGAAGCTTCACGACAAGCGAGCAGCGCTGATGGACATCGGGAAGCACCTTGGTATGTTCCGCGATAAGATCGAGGTTTCCGGACCCGATGGCGGGGCCATTCAGGTCAAGAAGCGCATCGACGTGAACCTGCTCGATCAGGAAGAGCGGAATCAGCTTAAAGACATCCTTCTGGCAATGGCAGAGCGGCGACGCGATGCGGAAATGAAGACGATCGATCATGAAGATTGAGGACGTGTCTCTTGAGTGGCGAATAGCCGACGTTTCCGACCGGCTGTTGTCGCTCAGCCCGGCGCTCGATATGGAGTGGAAGCGCACCTGCCGCGAGGCGGTCCTTCTGCTGCGAGAAATGGCTTCCGCTCGTCGGCATGACCGGGAAGCGCTGGAAGACTGCGTTTCGGTACTTCACCGGTCGCTGCTCTTCCGGGGTTATGAAACCGGCCCAATGACCGAACCATTCGCCAATGCCGCAGTCGATCGTGGCATTGCTGCTCTGCAAGGAAGGGGTGCTTCCAATGGGCGAAGCTGAAGCGTCTCTTGCCCTTCTGTATTTCTTGGCCATGACCATAGCTTTCATTTCCGTCATGGGCCTCGTCGGCCTTCTCGCAGTGCTTTTCGGGGTGCTTCGATGATCGATGAAGCCATGCTGGCCGAACTGATAGCCGACGCTGACCCTTCGCAGCTGCTCTTCGACATCGAGAAGGCAGAAGCGGAAGAGTCGCTGGTCGACTTCATTCGGCAAGCGTGGTCGGTGGTCGAACCGGGATCGCCTTACGTCCACGGCTGGCACATCGACTTCATTGCGGAGCACTTGGAAGCCATCACCGACGAGGTCGAGCTTCCGGATGGCTCGCCGTACAACCGGTTGCTGATCAACATTCCACCGGGCACGATGAAGTCGCTGATCACCAACGTCTTCTGGCCAGCATGGGAGTGGGGACCGCGAAACAAGCCGCATCTCCGTTATGTCTGCGCCGCACACAAGATCGAGAATCTGTCTGCCCGCGATTCCCGCAGGATGCGCCAGCTCATCACTTCCGACTGGTACCAGAAGCGCTGGGGCGACAGGGTGAGCCTAGCCAAAGACCAGAACGAGAAGCTTAACTTCGTGAATAACGCGCAGGGCTTCCGTATTGCCACGGCGATGACTTCGCTCACCGGTATTCGTGGCGATCGGGTGATCATCGACGACCCGCATTCCGTGGATTCGGCAATGTCTGAAGCGCAGCGCGATTCGGAAGTGACGACATTCCTCGAAGCGATCCCGTCCCGCCTGAATAATCCGATTTCCAGCTCGATCATCGTGATCATGCAGCGATTGCACGAGTCCGACGTTTCCGGCGTGATCCTCGACAAGCGTCTGGGCTACGACCACATCATGCTTCCCATGCGGTACGACCCCGACCGGGCGATGCCGACCAAGCTTGGCCTGGAAGACCCGCGCAGTGCGGAAGGCGAGCTACTATTCCCGGCCCGCTTCCCGGTCGAAGTGGTGGACCGCGACGAGGCGGTGATGGGGCCATACGCTGCCGCCGGACAGTTCCAACAGCTCCCCAAGCCCAGAGGCGGGGGCATCATTCAGGACAGATGGTGGCAGCTCTGGAATGAGGACGCATTTCCACCGCTCGACTACGTAGTAGCATCGCTTGATACTGCCTACACGAACAAGAGCCAGAACGACCCGTCGGCCATGACTGTCTGGGGAGTGTTTAGCCAAGACGTGGTGGCGCAAGCCGGAAGGGCTCTTGACCGGGAAGGCAGGTCTTACTACATCGAGCGGTCATTCTCCCAGCAGCACCCGAAAGTCATGCTGCTCTGGGCATGGGAAGAGAGGCTAGAACTGCACGAGCTTATACAGAAGATCGAGGAGACGTCCCGGCGCTTCCCGCTGGACGATCTGATCATCGAGAACAAGGCAGCGGGGCACTCGATATCGCAGGAACTCCGGCGGCTCCACCTGAATGCGAAATTCGGTGTGCGACTCCTCGATACCGGGGCGCAGGACAAGGTGGCAAGGCTGTATTCCGTGCAGCACCTGTTCTCTGAAGGGCTGATTTACGCTCCCGACCGCTCGTGGGCGGACAAAGTCATCCAGCAGTGCTCAGCGTTTCCTAAGGCGAAGCACGACGACTTGGTCGACACTGTTTCCCAAGCCATGCGGTACCTGCGCACATCCGGGCTGCTCCAGCGGTCGAAGGAAGTGCAGGACGACATCGACCAGCAGATGCAGCATTCGGGCGCACCGCCTCCGCCTCTTTACCCGGTCTAATAGGTGTGCTAAGATACTCGTCCGGCGATTGTCAGTTCTGGTCCCCTGCTGACGCCGCCGGAATGGACCCGCTTCGGCCAGTCTGCACTCCACTGAAGCCGAATAGCCCCCGGTCGACCGTTAAGCGGGTCCGATGTCGTGGCCGGGGGTGAAGCCCGTTGACTCTTCGCCTTCCTTGGCGTATAATAGGTGGCAGTAATTCCGGAGATTTCGCAAGTGGTGCTGGCTAGCGCAACCGTTGATGTGATCAGGCCCGCCACTCCTCAGCGGCAAGGCAATTTCCGCGTTAATGTGTGGGGCCAACCGCCTTACGATCAGACTCGCGTATACGAGATTTCCGCTAAGAACGAGACTTTGGCGGCCCAGCAGGGCATCGCTCGCTTTGTGCGGGAGATGGAACCTCTGCCAGAAGGAATTTAACCATGGCGATGACCCCCGGCCTTGTACCGAACCTCCGTCTAGTCGACGACGAACCCGTGGCCGCCATTCAAGAAGACCTGATCGTCGAAATGACTGAAGAGCCGTCGGAGCGCAAGGTAACGGACGACAAGGGCAACGTTCTTGAGATCGAGTATCCGGACGGCAGCATCGAGATTTCGCTGGATGGTCGCCCTCTGGAAAGCAACAACGAGGAGAAGGACCGGTCGTACTGGTTCCGG